ATTCAACGATGGCAAGGGAAAGACCATTGAGGAAGAAGATGACGTCGAGTCTGTTCCAACCGATATGGAAGAGTGCGGAGAACTTGAGGAAGCAAGGTACGGAAAGGTACAGAGACACAGCAAAACAAAGAGTCACATAGGAACCAACATAGGAGAAGAGGAATATCCAGAGGTGACTCACTCTTATTCAACCTCTGAAAAGGGTTATAATGCTGGCAACGTAGATGAAAGCATCAGAAGGAGAATCAACAAGACCCTTAAGGAAAACAAGGAATTGAAGGGAACCCTTACTGGCATCATGAAGTCCCTTAAGGAAGCTGCCGTTACGAATCATAACCTTGCTCAGATTATCAAGCTTATTTCCGAAAACGCTACATCTCAGGATGAGAAGAAGGAAATTATAGCAAGATTTGCAAAGGAAGGTAAGACGATTGAGGCATCCAAGAATTTGTACGAGTCAATTAATAATGACCTTAAGAAGTCGCAGAAGATGAGCCTCACGGAGGATAAGAGCCTTACTGTTGAGAGTTCAAAGAAAATCAATGAGACCCCAATCTACAAGTCTCAGGACATCATGGAGTCTCTTGACCTTATGCATAGGATGAATAAAGTTTAATTTGTTCTGTGTATTTATAATAAAATAAAAAATAATTTTACGTAAAAGTACAAACTTATATGAAAGAATTTTTAAGCAGTGGTGTTGTTGGTAACATTGAGTACAACCACCAGAGACAAATACGTGAGGAAATCCAGAACCGTTGGGAAAACCTCGGTTTCGTAGAGGGTCTTCCTGAAGGTATTAAGGAGAACGTCGCTACGTTGTACGAGAATGAGGCAAAGCACCTCATCTATGAGGCAACAGCAGCAGACAATAGCGGTTCATTTGAAACCGTTGTATTCCCTATCATTCGTAGGGTATTCAGCAAGCTTCTTGCTAATGACATCGTATCAGTACAGGCTATGAACCTGCCAGTTGGTAAGCTGTTCTTCATCCTCCCTGTTACAAGTGAGCGTGAGTGGCAGTTACCAGAGGGTCAGGATGACCTCCAGCCTGGTGATATCGCAGACGGTACAACTGGTCGTCACACTGGTTTGATGGGTTATGACCGTGTTAACCGTAACAAGGAAGGTCGTGTTGAACCACGTTACTATCTCCCTGATGAGACCGTCAACGAAGTTGTTGAGGATTGGAAGAATAAGTGGTATGTTCCTCAGTTAGGCGAGACCCCAGCAGACGGTGTTGATTACGACGCTGCTCTTGCTAAGACTACCGCTATCACACAGAGTGATGCTACTCTTCCTGCTGCCCTTCGTCAGGCAGGTCCTGAGGTGACCAAGTATTTTGAGAAGAGCCTTTATGACCTCTTCTACAATGACTTCCTGTATGACAACTCTAAGGGTAAGGTCAACATCAAGGTCGGTGAATCTATTCCTGTGTTCCTGACACCTGGTGGAATGCGTAAGTATGACGGTAATCTTGGTGATGTTGTTTTCAAGGCTGGTTACGATGGAACCGTTCGTAATCTTATTCTTGAGATTGATGGTTTCTCAGCTTTCAACGCAGCAAGATTGACTGGTCCTGATGGCAATGAAATGGACACAGAGGAATTCCTCGCTTCATTGAAGGTTATCACCCAGAAGGAGTTTACCGCAGCTACTGTTCCTGGTTCAGACACTGTTATGTCTGCTGCTTTCCGTCAGTTTGAGTCTGTTCCTTTCCGTGTTGTCACACAGAAGTATGGCAAGGGTATCGTAGAGTACAACCAGCCTTGTGATGCTGATGGTAAGATGTACATCGAGCTCGACCTCGCTAAACCTGTTAAGCAGCAGGCTGGTACCATCGACGGTTATGTTGGCGTTGATGCTGCTCAGCTTGAGGCTGCTGTCAAGAGAGATGACGAAGAGGCTACCAAGGAGGCAATGAAGGCTCTCTTCAAGATTGCTTGGGCACAGTATGATAGCCTTGAGCTTGAGACCGAAATCGGTGAGGTTAGTTTCAAGCTTGACAGTGTGACTGTTTCAGTTACCGAGCGTAAGCTTCGTGCTACTTGGTCACCTGAACTTGCTCAGGAC